TACTCAAAACAGGGTCAAGCCTACAACTGCAACTACACTATACTACAAATGGAACCGCAGCAGTAGATCATTCTAAACTCGGTGTTTGGTTTTACCCAGAAGGCGAAGTACCTGAAGAAAGAATGACCGGTATGTGTGCTTGTATCTTCCCTGATGAATGGACTAACATTCCTCCAGGCGATCCTAACTTTGTACAAACACAAAGCATTAATGTCAGAAATGATATTGAACTACATACTTTCTTGCCTCATATGCACTGGAGAGGTAAGAGTATGAAGGCTGTAGCATATTATCCTGATGGTACACAAGAAGATTTAATCAATGTTGCTAACTACGATTATGATTGGCAACTTGCTTATACATGGGAAGAACCTAAGTTTATTCCTACAGGAACAACCATCACTGTAGATGGTGCTTTTGATAATTCAGCAATGAATCCTGCAAACCCAGATCCTGAGCGTTCAGTACCTTGGGGGCAAATGTCAGAGGACGAAATGTTCTTTGGCGCAATGACATGGAAAAACCTAAAATAAGGAGTATAATTCATGTATGGCGGCATTCCATTATTTGTAGTATTCTGTTTAATATTGATTGCGTGTGATACCGCCATTCATGTTATGATCCAGATGTATTTCGAAGGTCATCCGGCATTTAAGGATTGACAAACCTCAAAAGTTTTGTTATTATATATAGTGTTGTACAGTAACACACACCCCCGTTTCTGTATATATCCGTAACACTTTAATGCTCACAAGGCAAGGAAATGAAATGAGAAAGCGAGACATCACAATGGCAACAGTACAATCTATAGGAACTCTATTTTTAGCATTTGCAATCCCCGCAGTAATTGTTCTTGCAAATACAAATAATGGTTTCTAAAATATTTACATTATATATTGTATTTTGCATACACCTGTTTGTTAATACCGATTTTGTACCACGTATTAAATTACACAGAAACATAGAGGAACAGGTATTATAAATAGTAGACACAAAAAAGGTAACTACTATGGCTTATACCCCAACCGCAAGTATAACAGAAGCAACATGGGACGCTGGGAATCCTAGTGAACTAGATTATCTAAAACCGAACGGCTTTAAATTTCAAGTACACAACCTTCCCAACGTCTCATTTTTCTGTCAATCAGCAAACATACCAGATATAACTTTAGGCGAAGCTACTGTGGCAACTCCACTAGTAGATTATTTTGTGCCTGGAGAAAAAGTTACTTTCGGTACACTGAATATTAGATTTCTGATACAAGAAGGTATGCAAAATTATAAGGAACTTTATAACTGGTTAGTCGGGTTGGGTAATCCAGAATCTACACAACAATTTACTAATTTTGTTTCTAATCAATCATATAGATTCCCTGGAACTAAGTCTAATAAACTAGTTGACAAAGCGTTGTTTAGTGACGCATCATTATTTGCTTTAGATTCAAACAATAATCCTAATATAGAAATTAAATTTATTGATGCTTATCCTACAGCATTGGGTGGGTTAGATTTTGATATTAGCTCTGGCAGCACTGAGTATTTTCAAGGCATTGCTTCTTTTAGATACAGACAGTACGAGATTACAACTATATAAATATAGGTATATATTATGAGGTTATATTATGATTACGTTAAACGAATTACAGGAAGAGTGGAAGTCTGACTGTAAAATAGATGAGTTGAATTTAGGTAGTGAATCTACTAAAACTCCTGAATTACACGCAAAATATTTAAATTACTTGACAACATTTAAATTACAACTGAGAAAATATGAATCTCAGATGTTGACTTTGCGTAGAATAAAACATCGTTACTTCAGAGGTGAGCTGTCTAAGGAAGAACTTGACAAATTGGGTTGGGATCAATACTTAGGTAATCAACCATTAAAAAATGAAATGCAAGAATTTTTAGACAGTGACGAAGATGTCATAAAAATTGTGGATAAAGTAGAATATGTAAAGGCTTGTCTATATCAATGTGAGACTATTATGAGGTCACTAAATAGTAGAACATGGGATATAAAAAATGCGGTTGAATGGACAAAGTTTACTAATGGTTTGATGTGATAAAAGTAAGTAAGAAAAGTGAAGTACATCTAAAGATAGAAACAGAGCCAGGTATATCACAAGAGCTCAATGATTTCTTTACTTTTGATGTACCGGGTGCAAGATTCATGCCACTATACAAAAATCGTATGTGGGATGGTAAAGCACGTTTGTTTAATATGTATAGGCAAGAACTGTATGTAGGATTACTTCCTTACTTACAGGACTTTGCTGATACACTAGAATATAAAGTAGAATTAGACATAGAAAACATAGGCGATCCTGTGTCTACAAAATATGTTGAAAATTTTGCTGAAAAATTAAATTTACAGAGTGGAGACAAAGACATTGAAATACGAGATTATCAAGTCGAGGCTGTCAAGCATGCTATCAACACTGGTAGAGCGTTGTTGCTATCTCCTACAGCATCGGGTAAGTCGCTTATCATCTATAATCTTATTCGTTATCATCAGCACCTCAATAGAAAGCAACTTATTATTGTCCCTACAACCTCACTTGTTGAACAAATGTACGGTGACTTTCAAGACTACGCCACCGCAAACGATTGGTCTGTGTCCGAGAACTGTCACAGAATATATGGCGGCAAAGAAAAGTCAAACGAATATCCTGTAACTATATCTACTTGGCAGTCTATCTATAAATTTCCTAAGTCCTGGTTTGATAAGTTTGATGTTATCTACGGGGACGAAGCACATCTATTCAAAGCCAAATCACTTACTACAATATTAGATAAATGTGTCAATGCTAAGTATCGTATTGGCACAACAGGAACACTTGACGGATCTAAAACACACAAATTAGTTCTTGAGGGTATATTTGGTCAAGTTAAAAAAGTCATTACGACTAAAAAATTGATGGAGTCAAAACAAGTTGCTGACTTAAAAATTATAGCAATGGTGCTTGATTACCCTGAGGTTGACAGAAAAACTGTCAAAGGTATGTCATATCAGGAAGAAATGGATTGGTTAGTATCAAATCACAAACGTAATCTTGTCATACGCAATTTATCTACAACACAAAAAGGCAACACGTTAGTTTTGTTTCAGTTTGTAGAAAAACATGGTAAAGTGTTGCACGACATGATTACAAAAAAGTGTACTGGTAGAAAAATTTTCTTTGTGTTTGGTGGCACTGATACTGAAACACGAGAACAAATACGTTCTATTACAGAAAAAGAAGAAGATGCTATAATCATAGCTTCATATGGGACGTTTTCAACAGGCATAAATATTCGTAACTTACATAATATTGTTTTTGCCTCACCTAGTAAAAGCAGAATCCGAAACTTACAAAGTATCGGTAGAGGATTACGTAAAGGAGACAACAAAGTCTCTTGTAATCTGTTTGATATAGGTGATGATTTACAGTGGAAGTCTAAGAAAAATTATACTCTAAATCATATGGTTGAACGTATAAAAATATATAATGAAGAAAATTTCAATTACAAATTAGTAAGAGTACCTATAAATGTCGAGTAGTTATCAAATTTTAAACTTAGTTAACGGACTGACTCTTGTTGGAGCTGTTGAATGGTCAGCTGAGTGTGCTACTATACGCTATCCTCTGGAAGTTACAGCTAATTCAATTGCAAATGAAGAAGGCAGAATAGTAGGTGAACACATGGTGTTGAAGCCTTATCTAGTAATGAGTGAAGAAACAGATGTTTCTATAGATCAACTGCATATTTTAACTTCATGTACATTAGCAGAAAGACTAGCTGCCTCATATGAAGATATGGTAAATAGTGTTTACTTTTCTAGTAAAGAATTCTCTGGTGAGTTTTTACATAATGAAAATGTAGAAGAGATAGAAGATGATATAACAAATATGTCAGTTGAGGATAGAACTAGGCTTAAAGAACAAGTAGATAATCTGATAGAGAATATGTCAGTAAAGAAGCCTGATGATGGGAAACTACATTAGAATATCCCTTTAATCCTAACAAGGATATTATAACAACTTAACAAATTCATGTCAAGCATTTTTTTTACTTGACAAAGTATTATAAAGATCGTATTATTATATTATGGAGTTGAACATGAAAAAAACAAAAAACGCACACTATGTAGACAACAAAAAGTTCTATGCAGCTATTAAAGATTGGAAAGCTGAGTGGGATGAAGCTGTTGCGAATAACGAGCCGACACCTCAGTGTACAAATTATTTGGGTGAGTGCTTTGTTAAAATTTCAAATCATTTGGCTTACAAGTCTAACTTTGTAAACTATACTTTCCGAGACGAGATGATACTTGATGGCATTGAAAACTGTTTACGATATGCTGACCGTTTCAATCCTGAAAAATCTTCTAATCCGTTTGCATACTTTACCCAAATAACTTACTATTCTTTTGTTAGGCGTATAAAGAAAGAAGCAAGACAAACTGAGACAAAATTAAACTACTTCCAAAGCATTGACCTTCAGCAGTTGTTGGATGAGATTGAGGGTGATGGACACAGTTATGAATATCTCTCTTGGGTAAGGGATCAAGTAGACACAAATATGAAAGAAAAAGCCCAATTGGATAGTATCATACCAGATGCTGCAAAAAGCAAACGCCGTCCGCTATATTTTGACGAAGAAAATAATTCTTGACATATAGCTTTTAGTGCTATATAATATATATTATGAAAATTAGATACTCTGAAACATTCTATTCTTTCCAAGGCGAGGCAGAACTAGCCGGAACTCCTACTGTTTGGTTACGTTTTTTTGGATGTAACCTAGAGTGTAATGGTTTCGGACAAAAAAATCCTGCATTGCCAGAAAGCCATAAACTTCCATACAAAGAATTTGATCCTAATACAATACGAACAGTCGAAGAACTTCCCGTGTGGGAGTATGGTTGTGATAGTTCTTATTCGTGGTCAATGAAATATAAACACCTAGCTAAAGACTCAACAGTCGAAGGTATTTGTGATGAACTAGAGTCTAAACTCCCTTATG